GGCCGGGCTTCTTTCAAAGCCTGGGGATCTATCGGTGTGGGCTTTTTCATGAGCTGAGGATGTTTCGGAGACCACTGATCTGGCCCCACTAAAAGACCGTTCCAGGTCTTTTTCATGTCCTTCAACCTGTAGCGGAACCCTGTGATATCACAGATCCCATAGGCTCGCTTGTTGCTTGCAAAAGCCATAGCTAGGCGATGTCGTAGTTGCGTAAATCAGGAGCTATGCGAAAACTCGCGCGCTCTTCGTCCTGGGATGCTGCACGAGTGAATTCTTCCTCGTAAAGCCCTTTCAGCATCGCCACCTTATCCGGTGCTCGTTTCAGAGCCATGTAATACGCCAACCCGGCTGCTAGGCACGGGTAAAAACGGAACGGCATCTCTAAGGTGTCCGCGCCCACGTCGGCGTCATCCATACGGCTCAACACGTTCAAATGGACCACATAAGTGCTGTTTTTGTCTGGCGCCGGCCAAACTGTTATTGAAGGTGACAATTTCTTTTGAATCAGAAACTGGTTGGGCTTACCTGTCGAGCTTTTTGTAGATATGTGCGCGTACTCGGCTCTAGACATACGACTCAACGGTACATCTGTTGTCTCACCGCCGATAGTCTCCCGTATGAACACGTCTAGCACGTCGATCGTCGCCGTGGGATTGGTTGTGTCGATCGTATATTCGGTCGTGTCTTTCACCATCGTGATGGTTTTTTGATTAACCGTCCATTGGTTCAACCCTCTGTTAGCCCAATCCGCTAACATTAAATTAAGGGATCGAGTGGCACTTTTCAGGTCGTAACCAGTGCGAAGCTCCAAGCCACAACGCTCGAAAGCCTCCTCAACATAATCAGCTACATCTAGCTCAAAGTCTTTACTTCCGCTTACCGCCACTCTTTGTCTCCGCGTATAAGTTATCGAATACCTGATTTACGTCCAGAGTGTAGTCTAAATCGGATTTGCTGTAATGGATATGTTGTGATGGCTTGAAGTCAGGGGCACCGTCGCCAGCCTCGAACCAGGCAGGATGAGTGACTCTAACTCTGTTGTTTGGTAACGCGACGATGTTCCCGGTCCAAGGACCAGCGTCCAACAACTCTAAAACATGACTCTGTTTATGCTGCGCTGGGTCGTCTGCTATCTCATTTTCAGCGTAATCAACGGTGAAATAGTACTTAGCAGGATAAAACTCGCCGTCAATCTTCGCCAGCCAAGGGCACGGCGTAGCGCGGTCCAAAACATATACCGCGTGATTGTGGCTCGAACAGTCCCACGGCTGACACGCCCAAACGGGCATGGCCTCTGGCCACTCATCAAGCGGTGTATCGCCAACCAGGGCCGTAATTGGCATTCTGGCCCACATCGCACCGCCCAGGACATTCTGCTCGTTGTCGTCGTCGTATGTTTCAGCCCCGGTAAAGATTACTTGGAAACTCAGGCAGCGCGTTGGCATGGTCGTCACAGCGATGACCATAGCGTGTACAAACTCGCCATGGTATTTCTCGTGATTATGTGTGTACTCCTTCCTCACCCACGCTTTGAAATGTGGGATGTTGCTCTGGAGGTACGCCATATTTTTTTATCCAAACAAACCGCTGTTCTTGTTAGAAGGCTTACGCACTCCACCGCGCGCAGATCCTTTAGCTTTCATCGCTCCGCCTTTTGCGTAGCCCTTAGTGGCCATCTTACCACCTTTAGCCATGCCTTTAGCTTTGATCTTTCCGCCTTTTTTCATGCCCTTAGTCTTCATCGCACCGCCGCGCATCATGCCTTTCGCCTTCATCGCGCCACCCTTTTTCATACCTTTTGATTTCATCGCGCCACCTTTTTTCATCGATACTGCCTCTGTTGTGGGAATTTGTGCCTCAAGATCGCTAACAGCCATCTTGGTTTTTTTGATTATCTGACGAGCCAACGGCGCTGTAATTTTATTAGCCGCCGTGTCGTTTATTTTTTTCGCAGCTTTTCCAACGGCGCGGAAAGTCTTTTTTGCTTGGTTTCCAATTTGCTCTGGTGTCGCGCCTTTGACGTTTTTCCCTGCTCTTCTTGATGGCATTTTTGCCTCCTAACTTCTTGGGACTCGTGTTTGTTTTTGCTTAGATGGCATGATCGCACCGCAACCACGCGCCTGTATAGATATAGCGCCACCTTTTGAGGCGAAGGTTTTAACGTTCGTAGGCTTGCCACCTAGACCTTGTTTTTTGGACCGCTTACGAGTGACTGCTGACTTGATCTCCGCTTTTGACATTCTCGCTGCAGTAGCTGCCGGCACGCACTTTGGATATTTACGCTTTGAGTCTTTAGTGCTCTTGCGGCCGCATTTTTCAAAACCGCCACCCTTTTTAGGTGAGCCTATATCGACCCAGTTGCCCTTGCTGCCTTTGCCGAACCACTCGGTCAAACCGCCTTTAGGCTTAGCCACGGGGAACCCTCGTTTTCTTTTGCTTGGAAGGCATGATCGCGCCGCAACCGCGACCCTGGACCATCACTGATCCTCCTGTGTTCATTTTTTTGGCCATGCTTTTCGCGATAGCAGTGCCGCGAGCACGTTCATACTTGCTCAAACGACCGTCTTTGTTTAGATCGCTTTTTTGCTCATCGATTTCAACACTGCCGCCTGCTGCTTTTTTGGCTCCTTTGTATTTGCCGCCCATTCGCTTGTATTCTTTAACCATATAACCGCTCGAATACGCACTGGGCCAAACATCAAACTTGGCTTTAGCCTTTGCTCTCGCTTTCCTGTACAAAGAAGGGTTCGCGACGTTCTTCGGCACATCACCAGCAGAACCGCCCTTTTTGAGCTTGATCGCCTCCAGCGTCTTTGCTTGTTTCGCGTGAGTGTTGCTCGCTTTTTTCAAGCCTTTGATTACCTTGTTTATTTTTTTCTGCGTCATCAAAAACCTCCGGGAGCAAACAGCACATCATTACCTTCTCGCAGGACACGCTGGCCAGGGCCACTTGGGAAATTTCCCCCGAGTGCTGCTTGCTGCAAAGCTCTCTGTCGTGCGATCAAATCCTGCGTCGAGGGCGTAGCTGGAGCTGCTGCTTGCGTTGTGGCTGGAGCTGCTGTTTGCGTCGTAGCTGGAGCTGCGGTTAAAGCGGCAATACCCGCACTGTCAAGACCGCCTTGGGCCATCTCACTGCCGATGCCAGCAGTATCGAAGTATGGCGTCGCGCCCATCTCGGCAGCGCCCTCGGTCGTTGGCATAACACCGTATGCGCCCATCTCTGGCTCGTAACTAGAGCCTATGCTTGTTCCTGTGTATGGGTCGCCACCGGCCGTCATACCAGCAGAAACATTTGGGGTAACGCCAGTAGGAACAGTGGTAGTAGCCGGGGTGGTTGTGGCTGGTGCAGTCGTTGCTTGCTGTTGTCCCAACTGCGCCATAATTTGATCGGTGATTTGCTGTCTCAGAGCTTCGACATCTATTTGCTGGGGAGTCTGACCCTGTAACGCCTGAATCTGAGACTGCAATCCTGTAATCGTGTTGGGGTCGATCTGCGCCTGTTGTAACGCCCTTATTCTTTCATCCAAACCCTGCCTTTGCTTTTGCCCTGTTTGCAAAGCCTCTTCCACTAATCGGCCTGTTGCTTGGTAGTCTCCCCGGAATTTTTCAAGATCCTCTGTGGTGGCTCGTCCTTGGAGCGCGGCTTCTAAATCCTGCTGTGTTAAACCGGCCGCTTCTAGCGCGGCGATTTGCTCGGCAAGCTCGGCTCTTTCTGTGCTGGCTGTAGCAACGAAATCTTGGCTTTGTGACGTTATGTCAGCAATTCTGTTTTGAATCTCATCGATCGGCAAAGCGCCAATGTCTTCCTTCAAAGACCCAATCTGCCCTTCAAGCTGTGATACGAGCTGCTCCCGCTCTCCTCGCAAAAGCTCAGTTTGTGCTGCGGTTTCTGTCTTGACAGAGTCAGAAACAGCGCCTAGCTCTGTAGTCAACGAATCTATACGGGCCTGCAATAGATCGGCCGCAGCCTTTTGATCATCAGATAACGTCGCTTTCTGCTCTGCCAGATCGGCGCGAATTTCTGATGAGATGACCCCGAGATCGTCGTTAAGGCCAGAGATCCTAGTCGTCAAATCACCAATCAGTGATCCCTGACGGTCCTCCAGGTCACCGAGCGCCGTGGTCTGAGCCTCCGAGACACGCGCCTGAGACTCCGCTAATTCAGACTTGGCCGTATCGATATTCTGTTGAAGTTGGTCAACAAGCGTTTGCTGTTGCTGCCGTATATCGGCACGCTCTTGCAACCCTTGATCGCGTAGAGCCTGAGACTCGGTGGCGATGGATTCTTTCACCCCAGCCAATCTGTCCTCTAAAGCTTTGACAACCTCAGATCGTTCAGAGGCTTGTGCTGCCGCCGACGTTGCGGTTTGAGCCAACAAACCTTCGCGTAACGCCTGTAGTGCTGCCTCGCGCTCTTCACGCTGCGTGGTCTCTTGTTGAGCCAGGAGGTCGCGAAATCTTGCAGCTTGATTTTGTGTGTCGTCTTGTGCGAAATCCAACGATCTTAAAGTAGGTGTTGTTGGAGCTGCTCGCGTGCCGCGATCGAACACTGGCCGGTTGATCAAATAATCTTGGAGTGCAGAGTATGGAGAAACGGCACTACCGTATTCTTCCGCTGCGCGATCGAGTTCAGACTCAGCCATCTATATCACCAATTTTTACATGACCAAAAACTTGGCGCAAAAACGTCTTTCTTCTTTTCCACCGCATCGCATGAGTGGCGAGCGCGAAAAGATTTGCGTCGAGCTGGTTGGTCTTTTTTGATTGACATCTTGGGGTCGCCGTAGCGGACGATCTTTACTTGATCGCCCTTCTTCGCTAACACTGCGAATTTTTTCTTTGCCCCAGGCGTTCTTTTTTGTTTGTTATAACCAGGAAACGACTCACCTCGATAGGTGAGCCGCCCTGATTTCGTTCTCTTTACATCAGAGGTGTCAGCCATAGGACTTTATAAGTTCCAAAATGATCATATAGGTATCACCACTGGAGTGGCCGACCGTTGTGAAATCTAAGTCTCCCGTTTTGCCGCTGCCGGCGTTGTTCGGGATACCAGAAAAATCACCGTAGTCATGATAGCCGTTTGAGTCTTCACTCAAGCCAATAGCTAGGACATTAGTGCTTGCATCAAACTCAATCTTTACTGACATGCCCGTGCATTGCCACCAAATACGATTGATCTGGACGCCAGAGCAGGCCACTCCGCGCACGTTGCTATTCAACGCAGACACATCGACTTTTTTTACTGCCGACTCACCTGTGCCGTCACTGGCGTTGGTGAACTTCAAGATAGCAATTCGCTCGCCGTCTTGAATCGTTTGGCTCGTTACAGCATCAGCCATAATTCACCCCCTATAATTCGGTTGAGGCAGTGCGCTCTTTCATCGCCGTAACGTAGTCAATGGTCATAACTTTCGCTGCGGCCGCACCGTTCTGAATTCCAAAGCTTACGGTGAGATCTTCATCGTCCGGCGCGTTAGTCGCAACGACAGTGCCTACTTCAGTATTGTTTTGGAAAATGTGGAACAACTGGTCTTTAGGATCAAAGACAAAGCCCACGGTCATGAAGGTGTCGTCAGCCATCGCTGTCGGCAGATCCAATGTGCTCTGAGTGCCATCTTTTTCCAGGATAAATTGCAGAGTCGTGCTGCCGTCTGTGAGCAAGAAAAAGGCGCCATCGCTTACATCAAGCGGTGATGTGTCAGTGATTTGTAACCCCATGACTACATCGCTCGCGTCAGCGTCTGATGTCTTGAATCGAGCGTTGAATGCAAGCTGCTTGCCTGACTCGAATCTGAAGCCTTCTTTGACAAGCTGCAGGAAGTCGTTGTCGTTATCTGCGTCGTCATTGGTAAGAACAAGCAGGCCGCCGTCGCCGTCGCCTAAGGCCTCAGAGGCGTTTCCAGACCCGCCTTCTGTGGTTGTAATTGTCCAGTCGCTTGCCAGGTAAGTATCGAAGTCGTTGTGATAGACGTGATACTTAGCCGGGGCCGGCATCTTCAGTTTGCCTAGGGTGCTGCTGCCAGCTACGTTGGTCACTCC